ATAATGGATATGATTACATAATCGATGCTCCGATTGCTACCATGAAGAAGGAAGCAGAGCGCAAGGCAGTAGATTCTGATGCTCCTGCATCCGAGTTTGTTGGCGAATTGAAGGAAAGGCTCAAAGGCTTAAAGGTTACACTTTCTTTTCATACCACTTTTGAAGGACATGGATATTCTTACTATGATGATGGCACAAGATACTTCTATTCCTTCAAGGATGAGAAGGGAAATATCTTTACTTGGACAACATCAAGTGCTTTGGATATCGAGAATGGTGCAGAGGTTGTTCTGGATGGAACAGTGAATGGACACAAGGAATACAAGGGCGAAAAACAGACAGTTTTGAACAGATGCAAGATTTATTAAAAAAAATCCTTTTCGGTTGGTGGTTAAACCGATTTTTTGTTGACATTTGCTCCCAATGGGTATAATATTGACTATAGGAACCGATGATAATGTGTTTTTTTGAAAGGAGCAGGCTTATGACGAAGAAAGAAATGGTATATGAGATTATTTCCCACACCAACATCTGTGGGATGTCGCAGAGAAAGGCAGATGCGCTGATTGCGAAGCTGAAGAAGGCAAGGGTTGAGGAAGTGTATGAGGCATTTCTGAAGGATAAGGAACACGCATATTTCTACTACTCAGTATTGTAGGATGATTACCTTGTAGGTGGAAAGGTTAAACCTTCACTGGAGGATATATGGCAAGAGTAAGCAGAAAGATGATAGATGAATTGCTGAACATCATAAACAATAGTTATGATGACAGAAGATATGAGTTGATTATCAACCAGAACCTTGGAAATAGAAGAGATTATTGGTATACATACGGAATAAAGAGAATGGTTCCTAAGTATACAGATTTGTCTGTTGTTGATGGGGAATTGAAGGTTGTTGAGAGAGATTATCAAACTGGTTGGAAATTTGACAAGGTTGTTGCAGATTATATGGCTTTAAAGGATGTGAAATCATTGCTATGGAACATGATGACATTGAATGATTACTCTGATTTATAGGAGGAGTTTATATGATGAGCAAAATCAAGAAGTGGCTCCTGCAAAGCGGAATTGCTTTTGAGGAGATAAATGGAAGAATCATAATCATGCTTGAGGCAGGATGTACTTGGATAAATGGATTCGGTGAACAGATGATGTATGACAGAGCAATATCAATATACAAGAACACTTATGGCAAATATATTGCGGTTGAAACAACTGGATATTCTATGAGCCATAGGCTTGTATGGTCAACCAAGCAGGACACAGTGATTCAGTGCTTGCAGGAAAGATTGAAGGAGGTGGAAGAATGCGGTACAATGTGATGCATGAGAGTGCAAATGGCACTGTAACAGTAATCAGAAGGAATGTATCCTTGCAGGAGGCAAATGAAGCCTTCAATGGAATCGACAACACATGGATTGAAGAGGCTGAAAATCCTCTTCTGTCCAGAGCATATCAGCAGGAGAGAGAAGAAATTCTGCTGAGTGGAAAATAGATGCTTATTTGATTAGGAGTGGATAATATGAAAAAGCAAATAACAATTGATTTGCCAGATGATAAGGCTGATTTTGTGAAGTGGCTGTCGAATTATGACAGCCGAACAGTTGAGGAAACTTTGATTGATTTGGCTCTGCTTCAGATATCCGAAACAATGGATGTGTTTATCATAGATGGAATATACAAGCCGAAGAAGAGCCGAGGAAGGTACACAGATTTACCTTCTGATTGCAAGCAGGCGATTGCTGAATTGAAGCGCATGAAAGTGTACAAGGTTATGAACCATGATGCATACGAATCATTCTCGGATGTATGGTACCGAGTACAGCATGAAGTGGATATGTATCGTGAAGGCGAAGCTGATGAATTGACACAGATATCATGTGTGAATGCAATGGTCTGGTTGGACAGATACAAGGATTTATATGAGAAGTACAAATAGCGGTTGATATTTATACTCAATGGAGTAGAATATATAGAAAAAGGAAAGGCAGGTAATTGCAATGAAGAGATATGAGGACAAGTACACTGATGATTTATTAAGAAGGATTTTTGAAGCTGAAGGACAGTGCGAAGCAGATGTGAAAAACAGACTCAAGAAGAGAGATTTTTACCTTTATGAGGAATCCGACAAGGAGTGCTTTATTAAGAACCTTATGGATGATTGCTTTGAAACAGAGGAAGAGGCTCTTGAGGATTGGGAGTCGCTTCACAAAGCAACTGTTGATGGTGTTACATATTACTTTGAGATTGAATGCTAGGAGGATTAAGATATGGGATACGATGAAATGATGGAGTTAAGCGATAAAGAGAAGGTTGATTTCCTTGCAGGATGCGAATCATGGGATGAGCCGAATGTGGACAAGTGTTTTGAATACTTATGTGAAAAATATGATGTAAGCATGAAGGACGAATTAGGAGAATGGAAAGGAGCAGAAAGCCTTCTGGAGGAATTAAAGAAGGAGGTGCAGTAATGACAATCAAGGAAATAAGAAGCATCACTGGATTATCTGCTCAGAAATTCGGTGATAAGTACGGAATACCAATGAGAACAATCCAGAATTGGGAGTATGGCATAAGAGAATGTCCGCCATACATCCAGAGCCTTCTGGAGAGAGTTGTGAAAGAAGATTTTGAAACAGAATAAGCAAAAAACAAGGAAAGACAGTGTGAAGGCTGTCTTTTTTTGTTGCTTAAAAGGTGCATAATAACAGATTGTGCCATTTGTTCTATAATGATTATATCAAATGTGGAAAGTGAGCATTTTATGGATATTGTAGAAATAAGCATAGGAAGCATAAAGCAAAAAGGTAATGAAGTGAAATGGGAAAACCATTACAAATCAAGAAAGACCAAATCTATTATGAGGAATATGAGTAAAAGATAGCATTTGAAAGGAGGTGAACAGACATGGCAAACGAGCAAAATCTGAAAAGCGGTAAAGCAAGGAACCTAACCAGTGAAGAAGCACAGAGAATAGGTTCTCTCGGAGGAAAGGCTTCTGTCGAGGCAAAAAAGAAGAAAAAAACCATGTCTGCACTAGCCTCTATGATGGTTAATGCATCCTTGGAAGGAAAAGCCAAGGAGAAGATAATGGCTCAATTTGGTCTTACTGATGACAATATCACAGTTGCTTCTGCAATGATGGCAGGACAGATTCAGAGCGCAATGAAGGGCGATGCCAAGGCATTTGGCACTATCTCGGCATTAGCCAAAGAGCAGGAAGAAAAAGAGGCAAAAGCAGAGGCAGAGAGGATTGCAAAACTGAACCAGAGGTACCACATGGATTTGGACATGATTCCAGACAGCTTCCATGCAGTAATCCGAGATATAAGAAATGAAAAACATCAAGAATATGTGTTTAAAGGAGGCAGAGGTGGTTCAAAATCCTCTGATATCGCTCAAACAATAATTGAATTGTTGCGAAACTACCATGATATCCATGCTGTGGTATGTCGTAAGGTTGGCAACACTTTGAAGGATTCTGTGTACAGCAAAATCAAGTGGGCAATTGGTAAGCAGAATTTTACAGAGGAATTCGATGCGCACAAATCTCCGCTCGAAATCACTCTTAAAGCCACTGGACAGAAGATATACTTCAGAGGTGCGGATGAACCAGAAAAAATCAAATCAATCTCTCCAGAGTTTGGTTATATTGCTATTCTTTGGTTCGAAGAATTAGACCAATTCAACGGAGAGGAAGAAATCAGAAACATCACGCAATCAGCAATTCGAGGTGGTTCAAAGGCATGGATATTCAAATCATTCAATCCGCCAAAGACAGCAAACAACTGGGCGAATAAGTATGTGAAGATTCCAAAGGATAACATGGTTGTGCATCACAGCACATATTTGGATGTTCCTCCAGAGTGGCTTGGACAGCCATTCATCGATGAAGCTGAACACTTGAAAGAAGTGAATCCAGAAGCCTATGAGCATGAATACATGGGCATTCCTAATGGCAATGGTGGAAATGTTTTTGAATATCTTGAAATAAGGGATATCCCAGATGATGAAATCAACCTTCTGGACAGAATCTATCAAGGGCAGGATTGGGGATGGTATCCAGACCCATCTGCATTCATTCGATTGGGGTACAATAGGGCGCAGGACACCATTATTTTGATTGATGAACACTATGTGAATAAGACTCCTAACAAGGACAATGCACAGTGGATTATCGATAAAGGCTATAACGATTTCGAAATCATATGCGATTCGGCTGAGAACAAATCTGTCAACGATTACCGAGATGCAGGATTGCCTGCCAAGAGTGCCATCAAAGGCGCAGGCTCGGTTGAATATGGCATGAAGTGGCTCCAAGGCAGAAAGATTGTCATAGACCCAAAAAGAACACCTAATGCATTCAAAGAATTCACAGAGTATGAGTATCTGAGGGATAAAGAAGGAAATGTAGTGAGCGGATATCCAGATGCCAACAACCATCTGATAGATGCCACTAGATACGCATTAGAGCGATTCTGTAACAAGAGAGGAATTACAAGCGCATGAGTATTCTGAAAACGATAAAAGGATGGATTAATATGTTTTTAAGAGGAAAATCAAAAGATGTATTCAAAGTAGAATCTGTCACTGAAGAAAAAATGGAATCCTTTGTTAAGAAATGTATAAATATCTATAAAGGGATGCCAGAGTGGGTGAAAAAGGATGGAGATGTAAAGAGCATCAATTTCGCCAAGGCTATTTGTTCGGAAACAGCCAGATTGGCAACTCTTGCAATCGGCATCAAAATTGATGGTTCAGCCAAGGCTGATTGGTTGCAGGAACAGATGGACAAAGTGTACTTTAACCTGCGACACTGGGTAGAATATGGTTTGGCTTATGGCACAGTAATCATCAAGCCAAGCATTGATGGATTCAATTTCTTTACTCCAGAGCAATTCATGATTAC